TTCGATTAGATGTCGAAAATCCTCCATGTACTCATCAACACTGCTAAAGATATCATTTATGGTTATTCCTGTTGACAGAGCAGTCTCTTTACCCAGGTCAGCATACTGTGAAATCATTCGCTTGGTTACATCAGATGTTGTCTGCGCGCTTTTATTAGCTAGGTTGGCATAGTCCTCAAACCCTCCTCCGAAACTGTTAATCACCCTTAGATACTGATCGCTGAATGGCTTTGCTGCAAGGATAGCACCCTGCATTCCGTCAAGCATATTTCCGAGGGCCTTTCTAGTGGAACCCTCTGCTGCATCTGCAAGACCAAGCATTACTGACATGGCCTCAGTCGCTCCCCTATAGTTTGCTGCTGTTACACTGGTTTGGGCTGCACGGTCTCTGGGTGCCGGTGGAGGACTTCGAAGTGGAGTTCCAGCATCTCCTGTCGACTGCGGAGCCTTGCCGAGCGCAGCTGTATTGTTCTCAAGGGCAGTGATCAGGGGTTTGAGGGCTGTTTTGACTTGTTCAGCAGTCCATGTCATCGATCATGCTCTCCACTATCATACATATTGTGCTGCTAGAAATCACTTAAAACGTTTTGGACCCATCTTTGTGCCTATCTCACCCATTGGTACCTCACGCACTGTCATGTTAGGACTACTCTGTGTGTTCTTCGATGCCTTTTTGCGCTTCTCGAATTCCTCAGTAAGCCTCTCGATGAACCAGACACGATACGGAATAGGTAAATCTCTCACATCAGAATAATTCATGCCAAGGTGATACTGCAGCAGAAATGCCTGCTCTAGAAACTGGGCCCTGGTGTTATCCTGTGGGCCAAAAAAAATTGGAACCAAGTGGAAGGGCCACCCGTGAATCTTCGTTACAGTGTGGACAGCTCATCCATGCCCTCATGTCAACACCCGGCTCATGCTCGCTAATATAGTTTCTGAGCTTTCTAGAGTCCTGTGCGGGCATATTTCTCACGAATGCACTAAGCTTATTTCTATCAGTCACATTATCAACTGCAATGATCTGGTAGGACAGTCTTGTTGTAACAAGACTTTCGACTCCACTATCCATAAGCTTTCTTCTTCTGTCTGCTGTTATGACTATCTCGCTGTCATCATATCCTGTTAAAAACTTGAAATGAACAAGCTTTCCAGTCACAGGCAGACGAAATTCAAATCTATTCTCTCCGGGTGTTACAGGCTCAATCTCGAGCCTCTTTATCTCCATTGACGACAGGTCAAAGTCCTGGTTGCTAGATTTAGCACACTCTGGGCATGACACTGTTGCTCCGTATGATGATCCGTATCCTGTGATTCGAACAGACACCATTAGAGCATTCTTATCTCCCAATAGTAGCTCATCTACATCCACAGTCTTGTCAATCAGGCATGACTCCAGAAGTGTCTTAATAACAGTTCCCTGCTGGATGAGAGCTCGTGAGGTGAGAATGTCTTCCTCCTGCGCAGTCATCGCCTTTATCTCTAGCACGTGTCTACCGTTCATCGTTGAACTGGGATGATAGACCTTACCCTCTGACGGGACTGGGACTGCTTCGACCGGCACCTGCCAGCCAAAATCACTCTGCATTATATCATGCTTCTGTATTCCTTCAGTTGGATCGCCCTGCTGGGACGCGCTCTCTTGCTGATCTGACACGTAAAACCTCTGTTCTATCTATTGTAGAACAGAAGCATTCTGCTGTAAACTCATTACCAGACTATCTAATCTTTTAGAACTGGAGAACGCAATTATCAAATCGCAGCGTGAGAGCGATTTCAACAGGGTCTTGCTCATTTTCGTAAGCCAGAGTGTTAAAATTAGCACTCTCAAGAAAAGCTCCCTTCATGTCCCAAAGCTCCACAACTGTTCCAATTGGATCGAGAAGCTTAATCTGGACGTCACGCTTATAAAAGTCAGCGTATCCAGCTCGACCCGACACTGACTCGTAGTGTGTTCGGACCCACTCCATCACCTGCTGTGCACCTGAGGGTGCAATTGGATCGTAAAGAGTAACTGTCATATTCTGAAAGGTTAGGCGGCCCGCGATGTAACGCTTTGCATTTATGAAGGGAATCTCCTTCATAGCAATGGCCATGTTTGGCCTAGCTGCTGCCTTCATTAGAAAGGCATCAACACCCTCAATGGCAAAAATCCATCTAAACTGTCGCTTCGGCTCAAATTTATTAGGAAGCATATCTGTAACTGATAGTGTTTCAGCCATTGGTTCTTCTCCTTAAAGTAAGATCATTCTTAAATATCTGACTGCGCATAATTCTTCTCTACTAAACCTCCGCACCTGCATTTGATACCACAAAGTCCAACGCGATGAACTCTGCAGTTCGAGTGGGCTGTATGAAGATCTTTCCTCGAAGAGTATTATTCTCAACATCAGCCTGCGTTGTTGTTGTTGTGTCAATCACAACCTTGTATCGGTCAACACCAGATCTTTCCTGGATGCTCTGCAGTATCGGTGTGACGAGTGCATTGAATCGATCAAGTGTCTCCTGTCTGTTCGGCTCGAATAGCAGTGTGTTTGCAATGTTTCGAACTGACCGACGGAGGTTTATTAGAAGTCTACGAACATTTACTCTATCTAGGGACGACTGCGATGCAAGCAGTGTCTTCTGTCCCCAGACCACAAGTCCAGTTCCTGGGAATGAAGTTATTGGGTTGATGTCGGCATCATACAGATCATCTAAATTCGGTCGCTTCAGAGGAAGTGCAGATCTAACCGCGCTTAGTGCGCCTCTTGAGAAACCTGCAGGTGCGAACCATGGAAATCCAACTGCATCATTAAGTGAGAAGGCACCCAATACGCTTACTGATGGCGGCACACGGACATTTGTATTTGTTGTTGGATCAATGACAATTGTGTCAGGGAAGTAAGCTGCAGCAAAGGATGTGTCAAGAGCACGATTCTTAAATGCCGTGACTGTGTTGCCAACGTGAGTCTGCTGCTGTGACCCTGTTACGATCGTGTCTAGCGTGTCTCTCTCCTCGATGTCCATGATGTAAAGTGCATCAAATCTGTCCTCCACAGCATCAATAGCAAAATTTGTAACAGAATCGTGTCTTATGCCGGGAATTGCTAGAAGCTTAATGTCTACGTCAGACTTTTCGGCCATGATGTCGACCGCCTTTCTGTAGGCTGCGACAGTCGGACCAGCTGTTCCTCCCTGATTTCCGGAGTCATCCATCTCTCTTTTGACTGCAACATTAAGGAGATTTGCCTTATCCTTATTGAAGATGCTAACACCATCAAAGCCTCCCTGCAGAAAGAATGTGAACTTCGCATACCTACGATTTCCGGGCTTCTTAAAGTCATCTGGTTTGAATGCACGGGTCTTATCTGCAACACTTGTTGGGATGCTGCCGGCTCTTGCGTAAGAAGCACTCACCCACTGTGACGGATCAGCAAGCCCATCAGAACCTGTTCGAACCTTGATTCTCTCAAGTGAGAACAGATTATTATTGAATCTATCACAGTCCAAAATTGTTCCACCTGAGTCTGACTTACCTGTATTGTTACCAACAGATATGTTTCTCACATCATCTCTAAATGATGAGAAATACGTTGTAAAGCTGTCAACTGTCCTGTCACGAACTCCGACTCTATTTGGCTCATCTAGACTTTCCTTTCTTGTGAACTGAACGCCCCAGTAAAGAGATGTGAGGGCTCGATCATTCGGGAAGATTCCCACCTTCACACTCTCACGAAGTGGTACAGGTAATTCGACGGTTCGCTTTAGAATTGTTAGTGAATCTCCAGCCTTACCCCATGTCGCTCCTGATGCAAATCCAACATCTGTGAGAGGATCACTTCCTGATGTCACTAAGTGATTCGGACCTCTCATTCCCATTGGTAGTGACTCATCGGGAACGACGCCGTTTTTAAGAACTGTGCTCTGCTCTACCCTTATTAGATTTGACTGAACAGGATGATCACCCTCAACAGCAATCTTCTGTGATCCGGCGTTCTTGTCAAAATTATAAAATGTATTTTGATCTCCAATCACTCTAGCTACGAATCTGTCTGATCCTGGGTTTAGAGAGAGCCCTCGATACTGCTCAAGAATAATCTTTTCATTATCTGAATCATAGTAATCTCGGACAAGAAGGTCAAAGTTTCCAAATTTATTGATGTCAGATGTCGATTTTTGGATGTTCTCAATAGAGATCTTTACCTTTTTATTTCCGACGGTACCATCATCTAGAGAGTGCACCCTAAAGAGGTTATATTTAGACCCACCGAAGTCCTGACTGATGACGTAAGGTGAGACTGCTGCAGCAAATCGTGTCTCAAAATTCTCGTAGTCAGGTTGTGTGGCTGACCCATTATTTCTTGTGGTGCTACCTGTCGTAAGGAAAGCAATTGGCTCTAGTGTTCCACCGTCGGGAAGTTCCGTTCCGCTTCCAGGGTATACTAGACCTACTCCTGTTACAACTGCAAGAGATGGGTGAATATCATAACTAGAATAGAGAAGATGTCCCTTCTTCTCTGCTAGTAGCGGATCTGTATTTAGGATATCAACAAAGTAATTACTCGATCTAAGATCAAAGGAGCATGTAAAGACGTTTGGATTTTCCGACGTGTCCTTATGACCATTTAGAAGTATCACAAATTCCTGATTTGAAAGATTCAAAGCACCTGTGATATGACCCTGTAATGTTGTTGATGATCTCGCTGCTGTTGTGTTAGAGGGTGCGCTGTTTCCGGCGGCCGACGAACTGCCGGCGGAATCGGTTCCTGACAGCATGGGTATCACACCAGAGGGTGCAAAAATCATGCCTCTAACAATTGGAATACACCCAGTTCCAGAAAGCGGAAGCAAGTTCACAGTCGAGCGGTTTTTGACGGCGTCGTTTATCTGAGATAATCCTGCATCACTAAAAATTGTTGAACCTGCTGACTCCGACATGTACACACCGAGAACATGTGTTCTTCCTAAGTCTCCACCGTCCACAGCATAGATATTTTTTCCCACATTGCCATTATTCTGGGGAAGCTTCTGGCCAACGATGAATCCGGCATTTGTCACCTTGCCAGATGTTGTGTTCTTCTTTTTACCGTCACCCACACCAAGCACACGA